AGAAGAACGTTCGCTAACTAAGAGAGACTGAGACTGTGTGTTACAAGCTATCTATGGGATACGAGCACTGTACCTCTTCGCTCAGAGTACTCAAAGTATGATAACGAACCGAGGCATACACGTAGCATAGAGTGTGGCAATACCTATGTGAGGTACATTGCGTCGATTAATCGTAGATAGCATGGAGGACGTGGCGTGGTATACGTACTAAACAACGATACCCCTTTCATTCAACCCTGCGTCCTCCGTGCTACCTACACAGGACTAGCAATAGCTCTGTACCATAGCCCAAGTACTTAATCGCTTTCGTGCTTGGGTTGTGGGTAGCTTGTAGGATATAGCAGGAGCTATGTGTACACGAGAATGATAGATAAACGAGAGTCTGCTATCACTGTTGTATCTTACAAGCTAAAGAAAGGAGCAATATGGATTACAAGTATGTAGTCGCAAATACGAAAGAAGTCTCAACAATCTATGAGTTTGTTTCAGACAAGCAATTAAATCGTGAAGGCGTTCAAGCCACAATCATGATGTTAGATGATGATGACGATTGGAGCTTACAGACAATCAGTGTGAAGTTCAAAGATAAAGCAACTAACAAGTATCATGAAGCAAAAATCACAGGTCTGCCTGACAGTGAATGGGAGAACAGTGAGCAACGTTGTACCTTGCTTGAGGGTGAGCTTTTCGGAGAGGAGGAATAATGCCAAGCATAGAAGTAGATGATGACTTATACCTGAGAGTTAGTTTGAAACTAGCAAAACAAATGCTAACTAATGAACAACTCGAAGAACTAGATGACAATGTTGGAAAACAAATGTCTGTGTTATTGGAGGAGGAATAATGAAAGATAAAAATATTGATTGGGAAAACTTTGAAGTTACATGGGTGGACTTGTTTGGTAACGAGGTAAAGAAAGATACCTACGACCTACGTTCACCTGAGGAGAAAAAGAATGTATAAAATATATTACACATGGGGATACTCTGAACTTTTACACAATGATGGATTTCACATGGACCATTGTGATACCTGTTCTCTAAGCATACAAGCAAAACAAGATATGGTGTACATGTTTGTATCTGTTGATGACAAGTGGGGGGACAGAACAGTTGAGTATGACGAGGGCTTTTATTGTTCACGTCAATGCCTCATGGAGCAAGTACAACAAGTAGGAGTATACGGACCTGATGATGATACTTTGTTCACATTTGCAAACACAAGGGAGTTGACAGCATGGAGCGATTAAAGATATTTGTATTGTCTTACGTAGAAGACGGTGGTAGAAACTATTTGTTTTATCAAACCAAGAAAAAAGCTGAAGCACAGTTGGAAAGTTGGCGGCTCATGGACGAGGACGTTGACAGGGATTACATCTTTGAGTTGTATCCCAAAACAAAAGATGACTTGTGTGAGATGTTACAGAAGTTCAACGATGACTCATGGGAGGAGGAATAATAAATAAAATAGAAATTTTCAAAGAGAGGTGGATAAGCATATCCAAAGATACGATGATTGTTCTCAATGACGAGGCACATGCTCAAGGGTATGACATGAAAATAAATCAAGACTATCTCGAGAACGTTGTGTCTGCTGATATGCAGTTGACACTTACAATATCTTATCCACACAATACAGTTGGTGGACGCATGGGTCCTCCACACATGAGAACTTATTGGGCATACGGACTTTACATAGACGGGACACTAGAGCTATCGGACACAGACTTGTGTGTTGATATACCTCTATACATCTATGAATCGATAGATGATGTTCCAATGGGTAGAGAGTTTATGAGTGCAGAATATCTCACATTGAATGACGAAGATGTGGTGGAGAATATGGAAACACTCGTAGAGGAAGCAATAGCAAGAATATTGGAGGAAGAATGATATACAACAAACGAGTACACATTGACATGTATGTTGATGTTAAAGGCACAGAGAAAGAAATATTCGAGGAGGTCAATGACATCATAAACCGTACTATCATTGAGTTTTCTTACGTTGACGTTTTGATGGAGGCTTCGTCATGGAGGAACATGTACACTGATGATGAAGCATACGTAGATACTACAGACAACAAATACTACGAGTATCCATCGTATGAGTATCAAAACAAAATCTTAGACGAGGAAGAATAATGACAACGACACAAGTGTATTGTGAGTGTTGCAAAAGTTTTGATGACACACACAATAATTCTTATATTGAAGAACTTAATTTAGAAATATGTCTTTTTTGTTTTGAAGAAGAACATCACAAAGATACTTACAAAAACATGAAGTTACACATTTGAGGAGGAATAATGGATTGGAAAAATAAATTAGTAGTAAGATTACACGCCATATCACGTATGGTAAGTAATGACGAAATAACACAAGCAGAAGTCATTCGACTTCTAAGACTAACAAGCCATGAAGTGCAAACTGATTTGCTTGATAATCATATCAATGGCACAAGTGTTGTCGTTGAGGAAAGGTAAATATGGAAACGAAACTAGCAACATACGTAACTCAAGATGTTATGTATGAGTTTACAATACAAGGGAAAGACCCAGGTATCATGTTCAACAATCCTGCAACAATGTCAGTTGAGAGTTCGGACATGCAGAAAGGTAAGAAGACATACGACGCTGATGAAGAGGCAGAGATGAGAACTTACCGAAACATAGACGGCAATCTATGTATCCCATCAACACAAGTGAGAGCTTCATTCCTTGAGGCTTCAAAGGTGTTCAAGGTAGGTAGAAGTAGTGCAAAGACAATACTCAACCACATTATCATTGAACCATTTGACTTGATTGAGTTGAAAGACGGGAAGGGTAAACCAATCACTGAGTATGAGCAAGACGCAAGAAGAGTTGTCGTGCAACGTTCAGGTATCATCAGGGTGCGACCTGTTGTAAAAGATTGGAACTTGTCATTCACAATCGTAGCTGACGCAGAAATCATGAATGCAACTTGGAAAGAACCAATGGACGCATTGATAAAGATTGTATCAGACGCAGGTAAGAAACAAGGTATCGGAGATTACAGACCACAGAAAGGTGGTAACTTTGGTAGATTCGATGTCGTTGACGCCAAAGAGATTGTATGACATCTCGTAAAGAAAAAATACAGGAACGTGTAGTTGAGAATCAAGAAAAGTATCTCGCAGAATCAGGCGGCGAAGAATGGTTCGACATAGAGAAACTTGTCTTAGACGATTCAATCTACCCACGTAGAAACATATTAGCTACGAAAGTAAATGCATATTCTGACGCTATGAAACTAGGTCAGATATTTCCTGCTATCGCTGTTGAGAAAAGAGACGGTGTAGTTACAGGCAGGATACTTGATGGGTGGCATAGATATCATGCGTTACTCAAGCAGGGAGCAAAGAAAGTATCTGTACAATATCACGAGTGTATGAACGATATTGTTGCAGTAAGAAAATCATACATACTCAACAACTCTCATGGGCTGTCTTATTCAGCTATTGAGGTACAGGACTATGTCAAGACTGCAAGTGACTTGGGCATGGACATTGACATCATTGCAGATGATATCAACAAGCCTGTGAAAAAAGTTGAGAACATGATTAAGAACTTTGGCACTGCCAAAGACGGTAGCACTGTGTCTCTTAAGAGAGGTCTCAGACACTTGAAAGATACAGGAGTGATAACCAAGAAACAAGAAGCACTCAACAAATCATGGATAGGTACCAGTGCAACTGTGTACTCATCTTTGTTATTCAAATACCTAGACGCAGGTGCATACAAAACAGACGATACAAAGTTCATAAAATCTATGGACAAGTTGACAACAAAATGGCTAGAGGTTCGTAAGAATTTTTAGTGGAACGCATCGGCTCGGATTGGTTAGGCGGGCTAAACACGGGTTCGGAGCGGAAGGCAAAGGTAAGGCACATTAAAGTTTTTTTGAGCTAAGCACAGGAGGACCGTGGTGGTGCAGGGTAAGGAAAGGTAAGCCTTATTTAAGTTTTTTTATTGGTATGGACAGGCGAGCATTGGAGGTGTCAGGTGCCGTATGCAGGGGATTGGAAAGGATAGGTAAGCACAATAAAGTTTTTTTATTGCTATGGATTGCATAGGTGCGTTGAGGTGAAGTGAGGAGTTGTAAGCAAAGGTAAGCCACAATAAAGTTTTACTATAGGCGAGCGATGGTGAGGTCCCGTTTGGCTAGGAGCGTAAAGGAAAGGAAAGGTTACAAGAAAGGAGAATACATGAGTAAGTTATATTACTTAAAGTACACACAAGAAAATGAAGCATACGTTGAGGCAGAGAGTCCTGAGGAAGCAGTAGAAAAGATTACTGAATATACTTCCAATGGTGGTTCAAACATGCATAATATCAGACTCAACGAGTGTGGATGGTGGGTAGAAGACGAGGTTGGGGAACTTGAAGTGTTAGAGGAAAACCACCCCAACATTCAGTTTGATACACACAAAGTTGGTAATTGGACATTCCAACAACAAGATGGTTCGTCACAAGAGTTTATCTATTATAACTAATTTTACCTAGCGAACCACTAGGCAAGTAGGGAGGTCAACACCTCGACCTCCTTACTTACATTTTTCCAAAACAACGTTCGTTGTATATTTTTTTTATTTTTTCTACTATCCCCTTTTTTTCGACTATACTACGCAGTATGGAAATCAAAGAGCTTATTGCACAAGCAGAAAAACAATATAAATTTCCTGATTTTCTTCCTGCAGTAGCAGAAGAATTTCTAATAGCAATACAACAGGGACTACAAGAAGGGAAGATATACAGCTCATCTAAATTGACTGAGATATTTCGCCATGAATTTAATGTACCTGTGAGTTCAGCAACAATTAACAAATGGCTAAAAGAACAAAAGAAGAACGACTAGCCGAACTTCTAGCAGAGGTTGAGAGCAAGAAAATAGATGAGTTAAAACGTACGAACGAAAGATTGCTTAGACAAATAGAAAGACTTAAAGACAGAAACGCTGATTTGAAAGAATCAGTATATCGAGCTATCACTGACGGAATAAATACATTATCACTCCCCAAGTTAAAACCACCGTCAAAGAAAAAATCACAAAAGGCAACAGAAGAAATCTGTGTACCTCTTTTATCAGACATTCAATTATCAAAGATTACCCCTGATTACAATACAAAGATTGCAGAAAAAAGAGTCGAGCAATATGCTCAAAAAATTGTAGAACTAGCAGACCTGCAGTCTTCATTTACATCAGTAAAAAAATGCGTAGTTCTTGCGCTCGGAGACATAGTTGAGGGAGAGCTTATATTCCCTGGACAGTCACATCTAATCGATGCATCCTTATACTCACAAGTTACTGTTGATGGTCCAAGAATCCTTTACAAATACTTTTCTACATTGCTTGAAAGGTTTGAAACTGTCGATGTATACTGGGTTATTGGGAATCACGGTGCCTTAGGGGGAAGGAGCAGGCGTGATTATGACCCTGAAACTAACGCAGACCGCATGTTAGGTCGTATTCTTGATACGATGTTTGCAGGTGAGAAGCGAATCAAGTTCATAGTACCTGACGGACAGAACGATAGGAACTGGTATACAGTTGCAAATCTAGGTAAGAAAGCTAAATTTCTTTGCTTTCATGGAGACCAAATCAGAGGACATGCAGGTATCCCTTGGTATGGGTATAACAAAAAAATACTCGGGTGGAAGTCTCTCGCAGCCAACAAACTCATGGAAGATTTTAACTACGCAGTTTGTGGTCACTACCATACACCAACGACAATGTATATCAACGATACACGTGTATGGGTCAATGGTTCTACAGAAAGTTATAATACGTACGCACTTGAACAACTAGCTAGCATGGGAAGACCATCACAGTTTTGTTTATTTGTAAAACCTGACAAAGGTGTTACAGCAGAATATCTAGTCAACTTAGAGGAATAATGGCAGAAGTAAAAGAAAACAATACAAAAGTTGTAGCCGTTGAATATGCAGGTGTTGGAACAGTTCCACACTTTGTAATAGAACTAAATGGTGAGTACAACTATATACCAATAAGAACTGGTATAACACGTATTGACAAACTTACAGATAATTAAAAAATATACTTTTATAAACGTAGTTGTTATATAATAAGATTATAACGAAGGAGCAATATGACAAAAGAAGCATTCAATAAATTAGTTAAACCCTTTCCTGCTGAATATGTAAAAGAAGCACCAAAAGGAAAGTTTGGAAAATATGTATCTCACAGCAGATACGTTGAAAGATTACGCGACAGCAACATAAAATATTCATGGTCTGTTGAACCAGTGTATGGCGACCACAAAGGTGTCAAAAGAATAGTTGGTGCAATAGGAACAATAACTCTTGAGGGTCATGGTTCTTACCAAGGTGTAGGAGACGTTGACACATTCAAGCTAGATAACAAGTCAATAAATGATGGTTCATTGTTCAAAGACGCAGAATCAGACGCATTCAAAAGAGCTTGTATGAGATTTGGTTTGGGCGTTGAACTATGGAGTGGAGACGTAACGGAGGAAGAATTTGAAAGTTCTACACCAAGCGGTAAAACCACAGTTATTGAAAAACCGAGCGAAGTCGTGGTCGATGAAGTCTTAGTGGCTCCTTCAAAGTCGGCTACGACAAGCTCAGTGTCTAATGAAGATAGTTTGTTTTGTCCGAAACCATGCTTTGGTTATGTAAATATAATCTTGCCTGAAGAAAAATCTAACCCTGCTTCTGCAGATTTTCGATGTTCAAAAGGTAAAGATTGTGAAAATGCAGACCAAAAGGGTCAGTATAAATATGCTAAGTCTTGGTATAAAAACGATAAAAATTTACCATCAGGTTTCAAAGAAGCATATGATGAAAAAACTATGACTATCTTAAAAGATAAAGGTGTCGAAGTAAAACCACGTTCATTAGATGATATCAAACCTGGTGAAGCTCCGTTTTAGAATAGCAGAAGCCAAGACAGAAAGGCTAACATTCTTGGCTTTGCTATAAGTATTACTTGCTTATTTGTTTTTTTGCGTATGCTTTTACAACCGCTAAAGCTGCACCACCACCTGCAATGGCTGCTAACTGCAATGAATCTGCGTCAACACCTGCAAGTGGAGCTACTACTAAAG